AATGAAAGTATATTCTCCATCAAATCCATCTTTAGAAATTGAAGCTGTGTAGCTTTTACCAGTGACAAAAGTGAAGCTCAAAGTGTAGTTCCCCTCAAGTGGAACATTCTCAATGACTCCAGTGATTGTCTCAGAAATTGAGTCTGTATTGTTGTACAATTCAAAATCTGATGGAACCAATCCTTTCAGCAAAAGTGGATTGTAAGCTGTCCCATAAATGAACTCAGCATTGAAAGTTATTGAAGCGTTTGCAACCTCAACCACATCAGCAAAAGTCACATCAATCAATCCAGAAAGGTCATTGAAATTGATTCCAGCTTCCTCTGGTGTCACCATATACATTGTACCCTCATCAAACAATCTGTCAAAATCAAAAGAAAGCATGATTTTTGAAATTGTTGAATCAGTAGCGAACATATATGTGGGATTGAATGATGGATTGTCCACTGGGATAGGATAGAGATAGTCTCCATCTTTTGAACCAACTAAGTTCCCATTCACATCAATGATGTAGACTCCAAAATCTACACATCTATTGTTTTGTAATTTACTCAACAATTGAGGAGATGAATCTTCTGCCCAAAGCTCTCCAGTGAAGCTTCTCTTTCCTTGTCTAAGGAAAGCCATTCTCCCAGAATTTGCCTCTTCAAATTGGCTGTCAGCTTTTGGAAGCTCCACATTCTCAAACTGAGGAAGTGGGAACCATCTTGCTGATTCATCTGTTGCATTAATTAAATCATTCCAGACTGGAATTGACGCTGTCAAATCCAATCCATTCAAAGTCCCAGCTGAAGTCTTCAGTGGAACCATTATCATTGTGCTGGTTACCGATTGAATCGGAATACAAGCTGGTCTCCCAGTGTTGCTCAGTCCAGCGTCACAATTACATCCTAAACTCATTTTTTTATTTTTTAGAATTTTTATTTTTCATTTGTTGGTTATCAAGTGACCATCTTAACATTTGCAATTTTCTTTGAACTTTACCAGATTGACTCTCAGCTCAACTCCAGACAGATTTGCATCCAGTATGTTTTCAAACATTCCCTCATCAGCTTCCACTCCAAATCTGGAGAAAGTAATCAATTCAAACTCTTCAATGGTTTGAAAGCTTCTGTTTTGTGATACACTATCCAGAAAAGCTTTTGCCAGTCTGCTCATAGGCTGAACCACATTCTCTCTGTGGTCTGATGTATAGTAATTTCTTACATCAGTCTCATCCAGAAAAAAGAGTCTCAGCTCAGTTTCAAAATCAATTGCAGACTCTCTTCCTTTCTTGGAAAGCCTTATCATTTCCAAGAGCCATGAAAGAGGAGTCTTTTCAGACATTTTATTTGTTGAGATTGTCCATTCTCTATTTGTTGCAATCTTTGTCCCAGATATAAAAAAAGGCTCTGGAATTGTTATCAATCCATCAAGAGCTGGACTGGATTCATCAAGAGGTTTTCCCACAATATACTCATCAACCACAATCTCAGAAATTCTGAATTTGTTGTCTGAGCTGTCAGTGACTATTTTCCCCACTCTCATCCATTTGGTGTCACAGACATAAGTTCTCTCCTCAGTGGCTTCATAAATGCCCTCTGTGGTGTTGTCTATCTGTGAGACAAGTGTGTGAACTATATTGGAAATCTCTTTCATCATATCCAGTAAGCTGTTGATTTACTTGCTCCATTAAACTTGCTGAAGTCACCTCCTCCCACTTTGGTGAGAGTGATTGTGCCATCAAGATTCCCAGACTCAATGGTCAGAACATCATTGACAGAATAATCACTCCCAGCCAGTGAGATAGTGACAGAATCAATTTCTCCAGCTGTGGTCACAATTGTCACCTCAGCTCCAGCTCCAGTCCCTCCAGATACCAAATAAGTTCCATCAACATAGCCAGTCCCAGCTGAGGTCAAGTCAAAAGTGACTATCTGTCCCAGTGGGAGATTCTGGTTTGTGTAAATGGTTTCTTGAATGGCTCTGTAAGTTCTGAGAGCTTCATTGTATCTCCCAAAAATCAGAGAGTGTGGTGAATCCACCACAACAGAATTCTCAGCTCTTTGTTTGACATTTCCATATGGAGTCTGTTGATTCATCAAGTCCTTTGAATATTCAAAATAGATAAACCCTTTCAACATCTCAAGAATCCCATCAGACTCCAGAATCCCATTCAATCTGAATCCATAAAGATTGTGATGTCCCAGCATTGAGCCAGAGGACACATCCTCATTGAATGGTTCCCAGATTTTCAAGAAATTTGGACTCTGTGGGACATTGCTTGACAAGTCATTTTCAAACTCTGTGAAGAGTTCAGCTCCCATCATGTGAAGCAAATATCTCTCTGAATATTTACCTATGTAAAACTCAAGCTTTGCTGTGTCGTACATTCCAGTAGAAAGCTCATATTTGTCAATAAAGTCCTCAGTTGTTAAAAGCATTATTTTCTATTTTTTAATTTTTCCCCAGCCTCTTTTTAAAAAGGTTTTTATGATTGCTCCAGTAATTTTCCAAAAGGCTCCTTTTGGAAGTTTCCGATTCTTTCCATTTCCCTCAAAAAGATATTCTTTGTCATCTTGAATGTCCACATCCAGAGAGACTTTGTCTCCATGTTTTTTGTAGTGAGCATCTACTTTCTCAGTGTCCACAATCACATCAACATTTCCATCAGCATCTCTTTTGATGTCCACATCAATCTTCTCTGTGTCCAGAGAGATGTCAATCTCTTTCTTTTTGCGTTCTGACTTCCTTTCTTTCCTTTCAGATTTTTTGGCTTGTCTTTTGGCTTTTCTCTCTTCTTTTTTATCTTCCATTATTTACCTCCTTTTGAATTATGGTGTCGGTGTTAAAGCATTGATGTCAGTTGATAAAGTTCCAACCACAAAAGCACTCTTTTGATTGTTCTTAATGTACTGAACCAAACGAGCTTCTGCTAAGATTGTAATCATGTTTTTTGTGAAGTCATCAGAGTCCAAACCTACTGAAAGAGCAAGATTGTTTCTGAACTTTACATTCACCTTGCTCATGTCTCCCACAATGTAAGAATCTTGAGCTATGAATGTAGATGAAACAACTTTCATCTCAGCCACTACCATTGAGCCATCCATAGGTATGTACATTGGATATGTGTAAGTTCCATCAGTCCCTTTTGTCAATTGTAAAGCTGTAACATCAGCTGGATTCAATATGACATGAGTTGGTGAAAAATTCTGAGATTCAATCTGTCCCTTTGCCACTCTCAATACATCTGAGATGTTTGCACTTGCAACAGCTCCAGCGAAAGCTCCAGCATTAAAGACTGGAAGACCAGCTCCAAGAAGACCTGTGATGGATGTTCCACCAGCTCCATTCAACATGGCATCTTCAATCCCCTCATTCAATTGAGCAAGTAAATCTTGATTGATTTCTCCTCTGATGAATGACAAGTCCTCAAGCATTTCTTTACTGACTTTCACATATGAAGCAATCTTTTTGACCTCTTCAGAAATCTCTTCCCAAGTTGGTTCAGATTCAGTTTTTGCACTTCCCTCTCTTGTCCAAGCTGGAGCCTCAGAAACATCTTTCCCTTGAGACACATATGTCACAAACTTTGAGGATGTTGTTCCTCTGTTTACAGCATCAAGAATCCCCTCTCTCTTTCTGACAATTCTGTCCACTTCTGTGTCAAAATCTGTGAGAGCATAGTCTCCAGTATAATCATCTGTGATAGTTGTAGTTTTTACATCCAGATTGATTTTTCCACCTTTCTCAACAGCTTCCTTGATTTTGTCCAAGTTGTCTGAATAAGTTTTTGTGATAGCCTCTCCGATTGATTTGGGAGCTGATTCTTTTTTCTGAACAGCTTTCTCAGACATTGCTTCAAGTCTTCCCTCAAATTTTGCAATAGTCTTCTCAAGCTCTTGAGATTTTGCCTCAAGTGATTTCACTGAATCAAGCTCAGATTTTAATGAAGTGATGTCCTCATGTGTTGGAACATTCTCCATTTTTTCTGTGAACAAGTTGTCAAGTTTTTCAACCACTTGCTCGGGTGTTAGATTTGTGTTTTCCACGTTTTCTAAATTTTAAAATGTTAATTATTCGTTTTCTATTTCTTTGAGTTTTCTCTCACAATAGCTCAGCATTTCTTTTCCTCCCCACAACAAAAAAGAGATTGTCCCACAAGCTTCAGAGTCCTCTGGTTTGTAGTATGTTTTAGCTCTTGAAAGGAAAGAATAAGTCCTCTTTAAAGTGTCCAATGAGAGTCCAGCTCCAGAGCTGATTTGGTTTGCTCTGGTCTTTCCCACATTTGTAGCACATTTGTTGTTTACAGCCTCATTCAATTTCATTCCCCTCTTTGCGTTCTCTTTTGCTTTTTGTGGATAGTCTGAGAAAGTCTCAGCTTTTGTTTCAATTCCACTCATGACAGCCTCCCATTTAAATCCCTCATCTGGTTTCTGTGGCTCATCTGGAATGGAGTGGACAATGGAGTCCGACTCTTTCCCAGCAAGTACAATCAATTGAGATGTCAAATGTTTGACTTTCATTTCTATATTATGAAGTCTCTCATCAGTTCCTTTCCCACTGGAAAGAGCTTTGATGAGGACATTCAATTCATTTTTAAGCTTCTCCAAAAGCTCTGTTTTTTGTTCTCCTTTTACTTCCACAACATGACAGAATTCATTGCTTCCAAAAGTAACAGCTGAACCCTCAAAAAGCTTCAGCTCCTTAATCTCATGAAAGCCTCCAGAGTCCAGAGACTTGTCTTCCACAAAGCTCATCTTGTCTTTTATGTATTGGAAACCTATGGAATGCTCCTTGATGATTCCATCTTCATAGTCTCTCAAAGCATCCTCTCCATCTGTACTCCTCCCCAGCTGTCCAACAGCATAGAGACCATATTCATCCTCTCTCAGTTCAAGGAATTTTCCTATTTGTTTCTCCCAGTCATGATGTCTAAGAAAAGCTATTTTCCGAGTGGATGAGCTGTCCACTCCTCTCTCTTGAATTGATTTGGTGAAAGCTCCTTTTCTGATGATGTCATTGTCTGAATCAAGAGCATCAAATTTGCTCAAATAGACAGCAACCTTTCTCTCTCTGGTGTCAATATCTTTGACTTCAAATCCAGATTTTAAATTGTAGATATTTTGTTTCATGGTTTAATACTCTTCATTATTTAAGTCTGTCAAAATTCTGATTTCCTCTTCTGACAAATTTACTCCCATCCCTTGAATTTTCTCCAGCGTTTCAGCTTTGGTCTTCTGGACATTTGCTTTTGCTTCCTCATCTTCTTGGAGTGATGCCAGATGACTGAAGTCAGCTTTCAAATAATACTCTCCAGATAGTCCCCATTGCTTCATCATTGAATCATACATTGATTGAGCTTCTGGGATGATTGTGTCAGTATAAACCATTTTAATGGATTCTTTGACATTGTTAAAAGTTGCACCCCTCTCAGAGCTGAACAGATTTGCATTGAGTCCATATGCGTCAATGATTGCAAGTTTGTCAGCTGACAATTCCTCAAAGAGCATCAAGTCTTTTGTGGGGAAGCTCATTGGTTTCCAGTCCACATTTGACTCAGTGATGATGAGTTCATCTTTGCTTCTTTTGTACCAATCTTTTTGGATGGTTTTTTTCTCCTCTGGAGTCATTGGAATGGCTCCCCCCATGTCATTGGACTGAGTTGAGAGAATCCCAATGGCTCCAATGTTCTCAAGCAATACATTTCTTTTATGATATTGAGCTTTGAGGTTGCTCAGTGGATATTTTAAGGAGTCCACTCTGGAGATTGGTTTGATGATATTCATTCCATCATTTGTGTTCAAGTAAAGCATATCAGTCCAGTCAATCATCTCAGTTGAATCATCATCATATCTGAATTTAAATTTT